GTACTCCCCGTATGAGAGCACCGTGCCCTTCACGCCTTCGCCGTGAACCTTGAGCTTCCCGATAATCGGCTCCCCGTCAGGGATTTCCTGCTCTCCATCCCTCATCACTCTTATAGGCTTGTCTTTGCCGAATTTCATGGTTTGCTCCAGTCTGAAATCTTGTGTTCCGTCTCATACGGGCAGTTGCCTGGGACAAGTTGCTCGGAATATACGCCTTTTTCGAGGAATCTTGGATTACGGAGAACATTCTCCCCGTACTCGAACTTGCACCAATAGCCCATAGGGAACATCGCGTCGGAGTCTCTAATCATGAACCTCTTGCATTTCGAGCAGATGTCAATGTCTCTCTTCGGTCTCTCCGTCATCGTTGCACTCCGTCACAAAATATTCCGCGTAAAGCAAACAGCCAGCAGGCAAGTCAATCGTCTCCCATGCGTCGCTACAGTACGACGGGCAGTAACGGATGGACTTGTTCTGCGCATCCGTAAAAGCCTCGCAACCGCAGGAGCAGTATTCCTTTCCGTCTTTCGCGACAAACTTGCCGAACATCCTCGCGCATTGCCCGCAGAGTTTCAGCTTGCGCTTCATCCGTTCAATTCCTCAATCAAGTATTCGGCGTAGTACACGCAGTAACTCGGCACGTCTCTCTTTTCCCATTCGTCGATGTGGATGCACTCGTACAGCGCACGGTAGTTTTTCCTGTCCGCATCGTCATGGCAATGGTAGTGGTGGTCCGTCCTCTTCATTTCCCAAGGGATGACCTTCCACTTCTTGAAGCAATGGCAATCCCTGCAAATATCAAGCCTTCTCTTCATCGTTCCATTCAGACAACTTGTGCTCCATGCGGAAAGGGCACAGGGGAGGTACATCCATCCTGTGCCAATTCCTGAACGCCTTGTGGTCGAATTCCCTGTAGTTGCGGTTGCAGAAGTACTCGGATTCCTTGATATGCGAGTAGCCTTGCCACTTAATTCGATGCGGGCACTGCCTGCAAATCGTCCTGTTTCTTTTCATCGCCATTCCATTCGTTGATGCAGTGCTCCGTGCGGTACGGGCAGTTGTTCGGAATGTCATGTTCGTGGAACTTCTCGCATTCCATCGGCATGTCGTCCATCAGGACGCATGCGTGGGAGACGTTTTCCTTCTTTTCGTCATCGTCGGCGAAGACGAAGTACGACGTGAGGAGCTTTTCACAGTTCTTGCAGATGTTGAAATCCCTTTTCATTTTTCTTTCCTTTTTTGTTTGGTATTATGAATCTCGTTCGATTTGCTTTCCAGAATCCTTTCATGGCTCTTGCGTATCTGCTCTTCCCTCATCGCCTTGAACGAATCCTCTTTTTCGCCGTCGTCATTCCACGACACGAATTTCAGGTCTGTCAAGAAAGGGCATGTGGCGGAATCCGCATATTCATGCTCGTAGATTGCCTTGTCCATCCACCCGACTTTTATCCTGTCCGCTTCACAGGCATAGCACTCACGCTCCTTTCCATCGCTTTCCTGCGTCATTTTCCTCTTGAAATGTTCGCATGACTGGCATACCTCTATATCCCTGTATATCTTTTTCCTGTCATCCGTTTTCTTCGGCAACGCTCCGATGGCTTTGACGTTGTTCAACTTGCCAGCCTTGTCATCGTCCCTCACGACTTCCATCCCCTTGTTCCCTTTCGTCTTGTCCCAGAAGCACCCTTCCGTCGGCATGTCAAGCTCATTCCAACTGGCTTTTCGGTCAACCCTGGTCCAGTTGGACACGTTCCCGTCCTTCGTGCAACGTAGCACGGGAAGACCATTCTCGACCATCACCACGTCGAAGAACATGCATTTCTTGCAAGTCTCCCAATCCCTTTTCATTCACCTTCGTTCCATTCCTTCAGCTTGTACTCCATCTTCATCTCGCACTTCCTTGGGACAAGAAGCTCCTTGTACTGCCATTCCTTCTTCGCCTCAAGGTCGTAGCCACTGCACCGATACTTGTAGAACCAAATCCAGTCGTACCGCCTGAATTCATTGCACTGCTTGCATATATCAATGTCCCTCTTCTGGGTAATTGGCGAATCGAGACTACTGTTCTGACCTTCGTCCATCGTCGTTCTCCTTTTCATCACCGTTCCATTCCATGACGCAATGCTCAGCCTTGAACTCGCAACAATCGGGTATGTCCTGGTTATCCCAGTCGGTCTTCAAAAAGCTGTTCAGCTTGACGAAATGTCGCCCGTCTTCAAACGAGTAGCCTTCCATGAGACTCCCAGACAGCATGCAGTAGTACATCCCGCCAAGTATGCCGACATTCTTGAACCAGTCGCATTTCCTGCAAATCTCAAGATTCCTCTTAATCCCTTCCATCGTGCCTGTTCCAATCCATGATGCAATACTCGGCGTACATCGGGCAGTTCTTCGGGACTTCCAGCTTCCGCGTCTTCTTCCACGGGACCTCCCGCGTCAGACGGCACGGGTCTAGCCTCGAATATTTCATGTCTGGCTGGAAATGCTCGCAATCCCTGCATATCTTATACTTTCTTCTCATTCCCGTTCCAGTTCTGGAGGCACTGTTCAGTCCTGAGATGGCAGTCCTTGGAGACTTCAGACCCTTCGAAAATCTTCCTGACATGCTCTTCGCTGAACCCAATCTCCTTCGCTGGACTCTCGTCGTTGATGCATCCGTAGTAAAGCAACTTCTTGCCTTCGTTCGTCCTGCAAGCATAGAACATGTTGCACGACTTGCAGACCTCGTAGTTCTTGTTCATTCCTTACCGTCCTTGTTCCACTCGGAAATCTTCTGCTCCACATGGAACGGGCATCCCTTCGGAATGTCGCCTTCCTTGAATTTCTCCTGAGAGCACCATTTGTCAAAACAGTACCCCATCCTTGTCCGCTTGTCCTTGTGGCATGTGTAGAGCCTCTTCCCCATGTACTTCACTTCGGCTGTATTCTTGACGCACTCGAACGAGTCGCACTTCCTGCAAATCTCAAGCTTTCTTGTCATCGTTCCACTCCGTCATGTCCTGCTCCATTTTGAAATGGCAACCGTCTGGGATTTTTGCCTTTTCATAGTCCCTCTCCCCATATTTGACATAGTACACGCCGAAGAACGTCTCGTCGGTGTCGGCAATCCAGCACATGCATTCCGAACTTCCGAGTTTCTCGAATTCAGGGCAGTGCATGCAAATCCTAATCCTTCTTCTCGTCATCCCTGTTCCATCGGTCTAAACGATGCTCCATCTTGAACATGCAGTACTCTGGAACCTTGAGGCTCTCGTACCGATTGACGGTCGGCTCCGTCCCGTGGAACAGCAGGTCTCTCGCCGAGAACGTGCATGCGTACTCGCCCTTCTTGTTGCAGAAGCATTCGCACTTGAGGCAGATGTCGATGCTTCTCAGCGAGTCCTCCGCATTTGTGTCGTCATTTTTCTTCATTCGGTCTTGTTCCAATCCATCATCAGGTATTCCACTTTGCATTTGCAAGTGCTCGGAACATCCACAAGCTCGTAGTACATCAATTCACGCCAGATTTTAATATACCAGCTATCACCATTGAGACAGCAGAACTCCTCCGAACCCTCATTTACCGTCCTTCTGAATTCAGAACAAGTCTCACAGATGCGCATCTTCCTTCTTATGCCTCTGTTCCATTCCTTCATCCTCATTCCACTCCGTCAACTTCTGCTCCGTCAGGAAGACACATTCTTCTGGGACTTCCCTTTCAAAGAATTCCTCCCTGCTTGTAAGATGAATGAACGCCTCTCCCGTCTTCATGCAGAAAAAATAAGGAGGACTCCATTTCCCATTCCCCTTGTAGGCTACGAACTGCTTGCAACAGTCGCAAATCTCAGGCTTTCTTTTCATCATCCTTGTTCCAGTTCGCAATGCAATGTTCAGCGTACATCGAGCAGTTCTTCGGGACGCTTTTCCGAAGGAACTCATGTATGGAACTTGCAGGGGATACTATCTCGTCTGCCTTTCTTGCGCAGTAGAACTTGGCGAAATACTCAATAACGAAATCGCCGCATTGACCGCATACCTCACGTATTTTCTTCATCGTCCCCGTTCCATTCGTTCATGCAGTACTCCGTGTAGAAATCGCATTTGACCGTGATTTCCTCGTCCTCGAAATCCCTGTCGGTCTGTAGGACATATATCCCGCTTGTCCCGTCCACCGACGCGACGGTGATGCCTATCGCACCTTCGGGATGGTCTGTGAAATCAGCCCTCATGCAGATGTTCATGTTCGTCCCCAACGTCTTCGCCTTCGAATAGCGCGGACATTTCCTGCAAATATCAAGTTTCCTTTTCATCTCCGTTCCATTCCATCATCTTGTACTCGGTCATGAAAAGACAGCCTTTCGGGACTTCCAGATTCTTGAACTGGTTGCGCGAGTTGCCAATCAGAATCTCCTTGAAGTCGAGTCGCCAATCGCCACGCTCTTGTTTCTCCCTGTATTCCTGCGAGCAGAAGTATCGGTTCGAGAAGCATTTCACCTTCTCGAACTCGGAGCATTTCATGCAAATCCCGAACCTTCTTTTCATGCCAATCCTTTGAAGACATCTTTTCCGAACATCAATAATATGATGCATGAACGATGGATTTCAAGTGAACCACGTCAAATATTCCACTTGTCGCACCGCCTCATGACCTCATCCTTCAGCTCAGGATAGTATTTCAGGCATGTGTCCCTCGCGTTCAGGGGCTTGTCAGGCTTGGTGAACCTCGCCGACTCCCAGTCGAATATCGCCTCATCCAGCCTCAGCCACCCCACCTTGTTGTTCGGATGGTGCCATGACAGCATGCGGTGGATTCTGGAAATCGCCTCGTCTGGTATGCAGAAGAGGCACATGATGAACTTGTCGAGGTCATGGATTCTCGTCAGCAACGTGTTATGACCAAGGCACTTCCTTTCGACATCGAGCACCGCCTTCCTGTGGGCGTGGTTGTAACGCCAGAATTCCCTTGCATGTTCAAGATATTCCCTAATCATCGAGATTGTACAGCTCCATGAGTCTTTCCGTGTACATCGGGCATTCCCTCCCGATGTTCTTCGCGTCCATGACCATGACTTTCGTCATAGCCTCGCATGTGGAATCATTCGGCATGAAATCCATCCTCTCTTCACTCCATATACAGCACGTATAGTTCCCGCGTGGGTCTTTTGGCATGCCATAATATTGATGAAGTATGAGATGCGGACATTTCATGCACTCCTTGCACCACTTCTCGGCGTATTCCTTCCGTGTCACAACCAGTCTCCATGCCCTACAAAAATGGGCGCAAATCCGATTTGCGCCCATGTTGTCTCATCTGCCCACGACCCTTTCACCGAAGTTGTCCATCAGCTCGTCTGGCGTGATGCGTATTTTCTTGTTCAGGATGTTATCGCTCCTTCCACAGTAGGTGTCGTGCCCGACATACTCCAACCAGTAGGAGCGACCCTTCTCGAACGGCGGGAAGCCCTTGATGCATACAAGAAACTTCCCGCTGACGTATCTTGACTTGTCTTTCTCGGACAACCTGCTCATTTCGTGGCGTTGCCAGTCTGGTTCGCAAGTTCGGTCGCTTTCTGAACCGTGAGCAGGTTCATGAAGTCGCCGAAGTAGTTCGCCGCTGTAGCGACGGCTTTTTCGCCATTGGCACCGAATCCACCGCCGAAGTACATGACACCAGGCAATTTCAGTCCATTAAAGGCTTTGGCAATGGCTTCGGCAATCTTGACCTTCGTCTCGTTCACGACCGTCAAGGTCAGTTTGTCTTTCTCGGACATCTTGCCACCGACTTCGATGGCTTCCTTCTCAGCCTTGGCTTTCGTGACGACCTGTTCGGCAATCAGCTTCTCGATTTCAAGATTCGTGGCTTCGGCATCCTTCTGGATAAGAGCCTGCTCCTTCTTGGCGTTCATGTCGATGATTGCGACTTCTTTTTCCTTCTCGGCTTCGATGATGGCGATGTTCTTCGTCTTATCGGCTTCAATCTTTGCGACGGACGCGAGCTTCTCGGCTTCGACTTCCGCTTCCTTCTTCGCCAGTTCCGCGACATCAATCTTCTTCTGAGCCTCGACCATCTCTTCCTTGGCTTTCAACTCCGCGAGGTCGATTTGCTTCTGCGCCTCAATCTTCGCGACTTCGGCTTCTTTCTGCGCTTTCGCTTCGGCTTCCTTCTTGTCGAGTTCAGCCACGGCGACCCTCTGCTCACCAGCGATTTCAGCCAGTTTCTTCTCCTTTTCTGCGTCGGTCTCGGCTTTAGTCTTCTCGACTTCGGCTTTACCCTTGGCTTCGGCAATCTGCATCGCCGCCTCTGCCTCTACCCTTTTCTTCTCCATCACGAATTTGGCTTCCTGAACTTCGGCGATACGCTTCTGCTGTTCGGCTTCACGAGCCTGTTCGAACGCCGCCACAGTTTTTTCATCTGGCAAGACTTTCGTAATGGTGAACTGGGAAATCTTGATGCCGATTTCCTCGAAATCCTTGTTGTTCAGAAGTTTGCTTCGGATGGCTTCGATAAATTCCCCTTTCTTGTCCGTCGATGCGTCGGTCGCGGTGAATTTGCCCGCTTCGCAGATGGCGGTTTCACGCAGGACGGCGAGGATACGCTTGTCGAGAACATCGTCGTCGCCTTTTGCCAAGGCATGCATCCGCAGTACGCTTTCGTTGTCGGTAAGCAGTTCATAGGTAATCTGGAAGCTGACCTTGCCTTTGGAACGGTCGGAAAAGAAGACTTCCGCGCCGTCATTGTCCTTGGATTCCTGTTCCTCGAAGGAAAACGCCACCTGCCGTGTCTTGTCGTAAGTCCAGACAGAGGCGAACGCCTTGATGTAGAATCCAGGCTCCTTTCGGATGGTCGTCTTGCCACGGACACTCTGTACGACCTGAATCTGCGCGACATCATTGACCTCAAACAAGGACTTGTACGAAACGCAAGCAAAAATGACTGCGATGACGATTCCCACAAGCAGGAAAGTAAGCTTTTTACTCATAACGGAACTCCTTTGGTTTGCTTTTACTTTTACTTTTACTTTTACTTTTACTTTTACTTTTCAACTAACTACAACAACTACTACTTTATTTGTCTTCTTCGGCTTTTTCTTCGCCGTCGGCATGGTAGCCACCAAGGAACGCAGCGAGCTTGCTCTCCTGCTCCTTCGCTTCCTTCGCCTCGGCTTCGCGTTGCTTCGCCTCCTTTTCCAGTCTCGACTGCTCGTCCTTGATTCCCTTAATCACGTCCGACGCATTTTTCTTTTTTTCATCATCCTCGCTCGTCAGCCAGTTGTAGCCTTTTTCCAAACCCTTCATGGCAAGCGGGATGATGGCGATGATAATAATACCAAGCAAAAAAAGTTTCCACATAGTCATGCTCCTTTTCTATTGTTTTCCACGAAACCACTTCTTTCCATTGTACCCCGCCATCATTCGGTCAAGGCGGTTCTGCTGATAGTCAAGCTCCGTCTTCAAACCGCTCAGGCTTGAATCAAGACTGTCAATCTTCTCTATTTCACGCTTCACCTTCTCCTTTACATGATGGATGCGCTCTTTGGCGACAGCCCTCGCGCAGTCCCCTTTGTTGCGATAGACCTTTTCTGGCTTCACCCAATACGTCTCGCCGTCGAGTCTCGCGTCCTTCAACGCCTCAAGACTCATGGCGATGCTTTTCGGCATGTCAAGCTCGACTCCGACGATTCTCGCAGAATCCGCTTCCATGTGAACGTCGAGTCTCCGTATCTTGAACTTCCGCGTCTCTTCGCCTGGACACCATACCGCCACGCCAGTGCCACCGCCGTTCCCACGGACGACCTTCCGTATGCGTTCTATGTCTGTAAGCTCCTCGAACATCTTTTGCCCCTTTCCATACTAATATGAATCATGACCGAATATTTTCAAGTCGCTACGGAGCAAATCGTCCCGACAATCGTCATCGGTCGTCGTCGTCCTTCTTGTCCCTGAAATAGGGACCAAAGTAAGACCACGCCTCATGGGTGATTTTGAACACCACAAGTATTTCGAACATGTCCCAGTATGTCAGGGAAAGATTGAAATGCCTGTTCAACGTATCTTGACACATGGCTACGGACAGGAAAAGAATCACGAGATATATCCAAGGCTGGATGGTTCTCTTATGATTGTGATAGCACAGCGTGATTTCTTCTATGAATCTAAGAATCTTTTCCATCATCTTCGTTCCTTTGCTCAAACGGTTCAAATTCAGCTAGAGTCTTCTTCTCGCCTTTGACTGCGTTATCGACCGCTTCTACCGTCTTTTTATCGAACTGGTTGTCAACGACGATAATATCGGTCACATCAGCCGTCTTCAAACCTTCCACGGTCGGCTGATTGCCTTTTGGCTTTACACCAAACAGGGAAAGCACATAAACCACAGCCGCGAAAGTGCAAGGTCTGTCGGTAAAAAACATCGACAGGATGATGACCACTGGGAACATGTGCCAGAACCCGTAGTTGCATCCGAACGATGACAGGAGATACACAAACATGAACGTCTTAACGGAGAACACCGCGAACGCAAAAGCCGTATTGCTGATAATTTCGCCAGTGAGGATTCCGAGCAACGTCTCAGGAGTTTCATCGACAAGAAGACTTTTCATCCACGGGTCGTTACGGTATCTTTTGGCAAGGCTTCGGAAAAACGCCTTCTTGAACGGGACGCATCTTTCCTCTTCGCCGTCCTCTTTCTTTTCTTCCGCCACTTCGGTCTTCTTCACTTTCCTGATGAACGACACGTAGCTTCCCATGAATGCGGGAAGGGTGAAAACCTCGAACGCAAGCAACATGGACACCATCTTCCAGAACATGAAGTGAAATCCGAACTGGTCGAACGCCCATTCGAGGCACGTGATGACCACGAGCACGATGAGAACAACGGCAAGAACGACAAACGCCACGCATCCGAGAATGTCTTTCAACACGCCCCAGTCGCACCGATTTTCATTTTTTCCTTTATCCATTGCGACGCTCCTTTATTTCCTTGATTTGAACAATTCGCGCATGAACGCACCGATGATGAAGCAGATGGTGTTGGAGAGCAGATACATCCACAGGGATGTCATGTAGCTCACAGCCATTCCGAACAGGAAGTTGAGCATGCACCAGAAGATGAGATTTCCGAGTCCGACGGCAATAGCCACCAGTATGATTCCAATAATGATTCCAATAATCATTTCCAATATCCTTTTTCAGCTTTCATTGTTCCTCAATCAATTTCATATTGGACGTGCATGGACACGCTTCCGCCACGTTTGCTGGAGAACACAAGACGAATCCTGTGGGCAGGACGCTTCCATCCTACTTCTCCCCTTTCAGAAGATACTTGTTGGACACGACCTTAAACATGACCGCATGGAGAACAGACGCTTCCTGCTTATAGACAAGCCCTTCGCGTGGGTTGCCGTTCTCGGTCAGACCGTCGGAGTAGGCGAGCATCTCGTCCATGCTCGCGAACGTGTCGAACGGCTTGAAGTGACGCGCAATCACTGGGACGTGAGGGACACCGTACTTCTCGCACCACGCAATGCGTTCGTCGGGGGACAGATACATCTGCTTGACGACATCGTAGATGCTGTACACGCGGTACTGCACGTCCGTCAGCTTGTCACGGTTCTTCTGGATTCCAACTCCGTGCAACTCACCCTGAACCGCAAGTTGCAATCCAGTCTCCTTGTAGCACTGCTCAAGCTTCTCGCGCAGGTTCAACTGGTTGGCGAGCCTGACGCACTGGTTGTCGCCGTCCAACTTGAACTCAAGCTCGTGGGAACACACTCCGAACGGTTCGTCGGGGCGGAATTCGGGGGCGTAGAACACAGTCATGGACTGACCGTCGATTTTGCGCGTGACCTCGAACTCCATGCCTTTCTTGTCTTCAAAGAACTGAGGAAGATTCTGAATCCTCTCCAGTTCGGTGGACGGAATCCATCCTGGAAACAGTCCCTTCGCGTCCTCGCACTTGATGTACTTGGACGAAATATGGTCGTAATGCTGTACGCGCAGGGCTTCCGCGCAGTCGGCACCAAGTTCGGCATCGGCAATTTCAGGAAAGTCGCCTACAGACATGAGCAAGCCCTGAGACAGCTTCTTGCGGAATTCCTGCGTCCGAATGCGGATGCAAGCCTCAAGGATATTGCCGTTGTCGTCCTTGAATTCCTTGTAGGACGACTTTTTCAGAAACTCGAAACGCGGGTCGTCCACTGGCAACGCGGAGTCGATTTCAAAATAGACACCGACATCCCCCGCCTTGAACTGACCTTTCGGCACGACGCACTGCCATCCGCCGACATGGGCGAGTTCGATGCGGTCTGCGCCATCAATCGGGCTAATGGAATCAACAGTGACTTTACGAACCAGTTTTCTCATTTTTCAATCCTTTTCTCCATTTTCGTACTTTTCAACAGCCTCGTTGATTTCCTTGCGAACGTCGTCCTTTTCATAACGACGCTCGGAAGAAGTAAAGAAGTTCAAACGCTTCAGACGGTCTTTCGGTTCATGCTTCATTTCAGACGGATAAATGTGAGCGTTTTCCTGCTTCTTCAGCTTGTTCTTGCTTGTCATGCGATTCCTTTTTGTTATGGTTCCCGTGTTACAGCCATAATATACATCCGTCTTCGACGATTGCAAGTCGGTCGTTGCGATTTTTTTATTTTTTTCCGTTTTTTCCATTCCACGCATCAATCTTGTGCTCCATGATGCACGGACAGTCGTCATAGCTCTCCACATTACTGGGAAGGCATCCATCCAGCTCCCATTCGAAATCCGAAGACGGCGAACCCTCGCACGTCGCACGGCACAGATACAGTCCCCCTCCCTTCTTAAGCACGTACCTGTCGCAAACATAATTGTCGTGTATCTCGTTCATCCTCTCCATCTCGTCGTACTTCTTCTTGGAATAGACATGCACGTAGTCAATCTTGCCTCCAGAAGGGGCGTACCCGTTTACATAGTAGTATATCCTGCATGTATCAACAGGGCAGTTTTCGCAGACTTCTCGTTTCATCCATTTTCCTTGTTCAAATCATAGACCAGATGCTCGGCGTAGCATAGGCACTCGTCGCCCTTCTTCAGCATCCCTTCTTCCATAAACTTGTAAAACGGATACCCATACTCGATACCTTCTTCCCATTCAAAGAAAGACGACCATCTGTCCATGTATTTCGAGATGCTGAGCTTGCCATTGCTCTGTTCAAGAACCAAATGCGCCTCGTCTTTCCTGTCAAAAGACAGGGAACCACTGACCGTGGTGATAACGGCTTTTCTTTTCTCATTTACCCCAAGCAACTTTTCATAAAAAGTCAGCTCCCCGAAATCAAAGCAAAGCCAGCAATGCTGGCGCGGACATTGCTTGCAGACTTCTATGTTCATTCCCCTTCTCCGCTGGCAATGCTCGACGCTTTGTGCTCCATCCAGTAGGGGCACTCGTCCTTGCATCTGTCGTATGGGACATACGCTTCAAATTCCCATTTATCCACAAGTTCTACAGGAACCGACTTCATGTTTTCATAATCAGCGATTGAAGAAGAAGGGACAGTCGCTTCCCATCTGGTCAGCTTTGCCTTCCCTCCTCTGTCAACCCATGCGTCCGATGTCATCGCCTTTATTCCGAAAAGCATCCCTTCCGTCCTGTTCAACCTTATGTAGTCACGGTATTCGTTGTCGAAATCGTTCAATTTCAGTATGTCGGCGAAGCATCCGTCTTTCTCCTTCTTGAAGAATATCGCGCAATTTTGGTTGCAATTCTTGCAAATCTCGAAGTTCATTTTCCGTCCCTGTTCCAATCCGAAATCATGTGCTCAAGTTTGTACGGGCAGTCATACCAATCTGGCCATTTGTCGTCCCTTGTGATTTTAGCCTTGCAGATTTTGTACCAAATTATCTTTTCCTTCACCCGCCAGAAAAAGGCCTTCAATTTTTCAAACCAATTCTTTCCGTTGTAATAATAACCTTCAGTAAATATAGCGTCGTCTTTATAAAGATAGCTGAACATCGCCCGTCCGTGCTTTTGTGATGATTCAGACCAATGACAGACGCACCATTCCGTTTTACCATTGTGAAACTGGAAACGCCAGTTGTCCGCACGATATTCAGCGGTCAATCCGTTTATATCATTATTTCTGTGCATTATCCGCACTTCATTGTCCCTGCAAAGAAAAATATCGCAATCGTCTTTGCATTGTTCGCAAATCTCCCTGTTCATTCCCCGTCCTCGTTCAACTTGTGCATCAGATGCTCAGCGTAGTAAGGGCACCCTCTTGAATCATCCTTTAATGGAACGGCATCGCCGAATTTCCACTCGCCTTCCTTCCCGACGTGCAGACCGTTGACACGCCTATCCTTGAACATGAACGTCTTGCCTTCCTTCCATATCATCTCGCATTCGTCCATCTTCAACGCCTGTGAAAGCTTCGAGTCCAGAAAAACCCCATAGAATTTCAAGTATTCCGCTTTGTCAACATAGCTTGGGATGTTGGCTTTCGTTGTGAAACCGTCTCCCGCGAGCACCCTGAGAAATTCCTCGCCAGTCTCCTCATCCTTGGTGCTGAACATCCTGCGTTTCGTCACTTCGCACTTCTCACATATTTCCCTCTTCATCCTGTTCCCCTTTGTTGTTCAGGAAAGCGACCAATTGCTCCGACCAGCACGGGCACCACATCCTCGTGTACTCCGTGTCGGAGAAATAGCTGTCGTAATCCCATTCTTTTACCTCGAAATCCGTAGGCTGTGGCGCGTCTGGTGGCAACGTCATCTTCTCGTAAACCAGCTTGCCTCCGTTTTTCCCCACCACCGTGGTCGAATTCATCCACAAGCCAGAGAAAAACAAATCAGATTCGTTGAGCTTGAAACTGAAGTAGTCATCCTCGTCAAGCATGATGACCGTGTGCTTGGCTTCGTTGAAGAACAGCTTGCACTTGTTCACGGGGCATTGCCTGCAAATGCCGATGTTCACTCCTGCCCCTCCTTGCTCCATTCGGCGATTTTGTGCTCCATTTCATACGGGCAGGCGAAGTTTCTTGGAAAGCCAATTGGACCATCCTTGCATTCGCCGAGCAACTTCCAGAAGGAATCGACCATCTTCTTCGAACAGTATGCCTTGTACCTCTTGAGAGGATTCCATCCATCGTATCTGTATTGGTAGATGTCGCGCCAAGGCGCGTCGCTCGTAAAGCAGTACCCGTATCCGTACCGCTCGCTGGAATCCGTCCTGTGCTCCTTGCCGACATGCCTGATGTGGTGCGTCGAAACCCTGAAGCAAGTGTAGAAGGTATCCTCAAGAAAGACTGGATACTTCGGAAGGAAAGGCTTCTGTGTGCAAAGCGCGTAGGACTCATGGCTTTTCATGTTCATGAAGAACCAGCACTCCATGTCGCAATCCTCGCATATCCTCTTGTCAATCTTCATCGTCGTCATTCCATTCGGAAAGCTTGTGTTCCATTTCATACGGGCATCCGAACCCCTTCGGCAGGATGATTGAGCCTTCCCTGCATCCGTCCAGCATCTTCCAGTAGGAGGCTACCGCCATCTTCGATAAAAGCACCTTCATCCTCTTGAAAGGGTTCCACCCATTGTATCTGTATTGGACGTGGTCATCCCTGTAGAAGCTTTTGTCCGCCTTCCCGTATCCGAAAATCTCGTCCCCTTCTTTCCTGTACATCTTTCCGAAATGCCTGATGTAATGGGTCGTTTCCCGAAAGCACTTGGAGAAGCAATTCTGCAATTCATCCGACAGGTTCGGTATGTACTCCTCGTTCATGCACAGGACATAGAACTCGTTCTTGTTCATGAAGAAAAAGCACTCCATGTCGCAATCCTCACATATTTTCCTGTTGATTTTCATCGCCGTTGCTCCATCCTGCAAACTTGTGCTCAATCTTATATATCTCCCTGCAAATCTTCCAGCTACTTTTCATTTCACGTTTCCCTTGTTCCACACGCTCATCTTATGCTCCGCGTAGAACGGGCATGACTTCGGAGGCTCGAACCACTTGGCTTGCGAAAGATAGCAGTGGCAGAAAGCCACTTTCTCAAGGTTCTCCATCTTGCACGAGCATTCCGCCCCGTACTGCCCTTGAAAGAGGATGAACCCCCTGCACTTCTTGCAGATTTCAACATCCCTTTCTATTCCTTGTTCCATTCGGTCATCTTATGCTCCATCCAGTAAGGGCATTCGTTCTTGTTCTCCTCAGTCATCTCCCACTCCTCGAACTTGGGTCCATTCGGGACGAATCGGGTGATGCCATTCGTCGTGACCTGCCTGTACCCGTACTTGTTCTTCCTGCACACGAGGGAACCGCCGTCCTTCGAGAAAACGACTTTGGCGCAACTTGACCAGAACGCGCTCCATTTCTTCTCGTCCGTTATGATTTTAAGAGGGATGAACTTCCATTCCTTGTCAACTGTATATTGACGTGTCACAGGGACTCCGCCCTGCATAATCGTGTATTCCTCGAAATCAACGTTCACATCAAAGAGTATCTTGCAGAACTGGACATGGCATTTTCGGCAGACTTCAAAATTCATTTTCACCCTCCTTGTTCAAGTCATAGACCAGATGCTCCGCATAGCAAGGGCACTTCATCCCGTTCTCCTTGTCGAGCATGTACTTGCCGAAATCAAATCTCCTGCACAACTCACGCGATGAATTGTCCACATCCCCAACCCATGCGTTCTTCTTGAACAACAGCTTGTCATTCGATTTTTGAATGATGGTATGGGCGTAGTACGCATATTGCTTCGGCGACCTGAGCCATTCCCCTCTGTCGGTGAAAATCATCAAAGGCACATGCTTTACCTCCTCCCTCTTCGTGAATTTGCGTATTGTCATCCCATTCCCCAATGTTTCTGGAGACTCCTCGAACCATATGCTCAGGTCGAAGAGCATCATGCAAAACGGCATGTGGCATTTTCGGCAGACTTCCTCGTTCATTTCGCCTCCCTGTTCAGAAAATACAGAAGATGCTCATGGTACAATTCGCATGTGCTCCTTTCGTTCTCATACGGGAGATACGCATCGAGCGAATTGCCCCCGAAATGCGGAATCAAACCCCTGCTGTACACGCATTTGAACTCGTCGCCTTCCTTTGTGATGATGTATTGCATGTTACTGGTGCCGAGCAAAGGAATAATATTGGAGTAAAAAGGGCTGAAGACTAGCACTGGTATCCTTCCGTCCTTCTCCCTGCGGGACGGGGGGAGCATCGCCATCAGGCAACTCCTCGAAGGGCAGTTTTTGCATACGTCAAGATTCATTCCCATCCCCCTTGTACAGCATGCTCATCCAGTGCTCCACCCGATACGGGCAACGGTCTGAATACCCGCCCTTTATGATGCAGTCGTCGAACTCCCAGTTCGCCACGGTCGCCATCGTCGAAGCGTAGTAAATCTTTTCCTCGTCCTTGCCGACGATGACATCCGCCTTTCTCCATAGTTCGCCGACCGTCCTCGCCATGCGGTACGCCTCGTCCGAGGCGATTTTGTCGAGATGGTCGCCGAAATTCGGAACGACGGCAACGGTGTCGCTGTCCTTGCCACGAAACATCAGGCAATGCCCAACCTCGCATCTCTCGCAGATTTTCCTGTCCATCAGTCGGTCAAGCCGTATCCGCCCGTCGGCTCAATCCACGGCATGTCGAGCTTGTCTCCGAATTCGATTTTGATTGCGGGGTTGGTCAGCTCGACAAGCCGTCTCCATATCTCCGCAAAAGCCGAATCCACGACGAACGTCTCGTCGCAGTCGTGCAAGTCGTCGTCGATGACCTTCATCTCAACAAGCTTGTCGTAATCCTCCTTCGGAAAGGCTTTGCTCAGGTAATCGACAAACCACTTGCCAACAGGGAGACCGAATTTGCTCTCGCAGTCCTTCTCGAACTTGTTCTTGAGGTAGTCGATGCAGTCCGCCTGTTCAAGCTCCGTCGTGATGACGAGGTTCTCAAAGTAGATTTTCCCGTGACCGTCGCCCCACGGGTCGCCGATAATCCAAGGATAGTTGAACGTGTTCTTCATCTTTTTCTCCTTTGTAAAGATTTGACTTTGAAACTACGATACCATATTAATATACTCCATCTTCAGGGAATTTCAAGTTGCGAGGCAGTTTTTGGTTATAAATGGTATAATAATGATGGATAGAGATTGCAACTCGAAAAGGCAACCACCTTCACTGCCTTCCATCAAAAAGAATGAAGGAAAACCAAGAAGGAGGCTTTAATGGAAGAAGCATGGAAAGAAATCGAAGGTTTTAATGGTGTAGAAATCAGCAATCTTGGAAACATCAGAAGTTAGAGGATTCAAGGGTCAACAACAGGTGCTCGTTCAGATGAACCACGAATGTTAAGAACAAAAAGCAACAATCATGGATATATATGTATTAATCTCAGAGATAATGGAAAAAGTAAAGTGATATATGTTCATCGAGCAGTAGCACAAGCATTTATTCCAAACCCAAATAATTTCCCTCAAGTAAATCACAAAGACGAAGATAAATCCAATAATTGCATTGATAATCTTGAATGGTGTGATTCCAAATACAATCAAAATTATGGTTCAATACGCAAAAGAATAAGTGAAGCAAAAAAAGGAAAACAAACTGGTGAAAACAATCCTTTCTTCGGAAAACATCATTCTGAAGAAACTAGAAAGAAACTAAGTCAGTTACATACTGGAACAACAGCTTCAAATGAAACAAAGAAAAAGTTAAGTGAAATGAAACAAAGAGAAAAGAATGCATTTTTTGGAAAGCATCATTCCGAAGAAACAAAGAAAAAATTAAGTGAAATGAAAAAGGGGAAGCAATCTGGCGAAAACAATCCGATGTTTGACAAGAGTGCTTATGAGAATAAAACAAAAGAAGAGATAGAATTAATCAATAAAAAGAAAAGTGAATCATTAAAATGATTCTATGGGAACAAACGTAAAAAAGAAAAAACAGGAGAACAACATGAAAACTAAATCAATCATCATTACAGCTTCCATCTTTTGTGTCTTGCTGCTGACAGGTTGCGGACATTCCGTATCAATGCTTGGCGTTGGTACTGGCTGGCGGGCTGGCGGAGGTGAATACGGCATCTCATATGGCGAAGGTCTGTTCGGTACATTTGTGACAAAAGATGGTGTAAGCTTCAAAGCAGAACTTGATTCAACTCAAGGATTCAGTTACAATCCTTCTTCTGGCACATACAAAGGAATTAAATCGATTGCATACGATGTCGCTCCTCAAATCAATGGCTACGCGGTCGAATTCGCCAAGGAGAACCCCGAAGTCGCCAAGGCGTACTATGAATCGTTGGTCAAGTACTACGAATACAAGGAGAAGGATGTCGTGACGACCGCCCCGCTCATCAGCGAGGAAAAGTCCAAGTCCGCTATGGAGCAAATCGCCGAAGCCGTCAAAAAGGCGGTCGCGAAGGCGAAGGAGCTTATCGAGAAGAAGGAAAAGGAAGAAGGCGCGGAAGCGGTGTTCCAGTGCGACGGCAACTGCAAGTACGAGAACCTCGCCGACAATCAGGACTTCGCCTACCAGCTTTCCATCGCGATGAAGCTGTTGACCTACGACGGCTACACCAACAAGATGGAACAGACTGGCGAGTATTACACCACGACGCTTGAGCACTTTGTGACAAGGCTTGTCCAGCACAAGGCGAAAGGCGAGGAGAAGTCCCTGCTCTGCGTGAAGTACGTCACCGTCGAAAACGGTATCATCACACGCCTCATGTACTCGTTCCGCGACCCGCTCAACGAATACAAGGAAATGCTGATAGACTGCCCAAGCTGTGTTGACTGGGAATAGTCCTAAGCTGAACTGAATCAAAAAGAGCGTCCCGATTGGTTTCAGGACGCTCTTTTTTCATCCTTGTTTCTTGACTTTCACAAAATACGATACATATTAAAGGAAAAGCCAAAAAACCACTTATTGTCAAAGGAGAACAACAACATGATGACAGCGAAAGAAGCCAGAAAGCTCACGGACTACGGGTCCGAGGAAGACCGCAACAAAGTAGAGAGCATCCTTCCGAAAATCGAACAGCTCATAACCGAGCAGGCGCGGAAGGGCAAGGGGTTCGTCGAAGCCTTCATCTACTCGCCAATCACCGAGGACAAGATTTGCGTCGGAGGGAAAAAGGAGCAGGAAAAAGGGATGTTCGACAAGCAGACCACGAAGAGAGTCCCAGACCTCATCATCCATTTCATTGCAAGAAGACTGGCCTCGGACGGTTACAGGGTGGAGACGTTCGAATGTGGCGGTTGCCTGTTCGAAGGCGAATACGAGATGTACACCACTGGCAAAATCGGTCACATCATACAGATAAAATGGTAAAGCCATGAGCGACAGCAAATATGAAATGCCACTGTGGGAATGCATATCGCTCGTGCTGTGCATGACCGTCGGGACTGGCTTTGTCATCTACGCCTTCTCGGTCTGGCAACCTTTGCCGTTGCTAATAGGCTCCATTCTCGTCGCGTTCCCGATTACCGTAGCCATCAACTTCATCATGAAAAAAATATCGGACATCCGATTCGAAAAACAGTTCGGCAGGAAAAACTGAACATATCGAATTCCAAATCCGCATGTCGCGAGGCATGCGGATTTTTTTGTTTATATGCCTCCGTATAATAGGCGTGGATGCAATCGCCTTATCGGAGAGCACAATGAACGAAAACATTATAATAGCCAAGGACATGCTGACCACCGCCAGAATGCTCATAGCTGGTCGCCAAGTCGCCAACACCGACGGCAAGTACGGGAAGAAAGACCACGAGTGGTCTGGAACCATCGACTACAACGGTACGAAAGCCGTCGTGACGAACGCGATATTCGAGCTTAAGAACGGTCGCATCAACTGGAAGGACGGCACGTGGGAGCACGGCACGTTCGCCTACGGCATGTGGAAGGACGGTCTGTGGAAGACAGGCGAATGGCAGGTGGGCGAATGGGAGAACGGCATCTGGATGTCTGGCACATGGATGTACGGGACGTGGCACTACGGAATCTGGCATCAGGCGAAAGGCATGAAGTCCATCTGGGTGGACGGGACATGGAAGAACGGCGTGTGGCACAACGGCGTACACCAGAACGGCTGGTGGGAAAAGGGAATCTGGCACAACGGCATCTGGAACAACGGGACGTTCTGGCAGGGGACTTGGCATAACGGCATCTGGTACGACGGCTTGAACTGGTACGGCGAATTCAACAACGTCGTGTGGCACGGCGGTCAGTGGAACGAAGGCACGTGGAACGGCGGTGTCTGGAACGGAGGATACGACAAGAAGGAGCAGTGGCACCCGAAGGACGCATCGCCTAACAAATGGAAGATTACAAAATAAGAAGAATCAAATATCATGAGAACAGCAATGATTAACGAAGAAAAGCTCGCAAGAATCGCAAAGAGCATCGTAGCCGACGAGACGCAACCAGTCTATGTCATGCACTGCTTCAACAAGACCGCTCAGGAATACGACCATTTCAAAGGGACTATGAACGGCGACGAATTCAACGTCGGCGTGGACAGGCACATGACCGTACAGGACAAAGACCTCAAGAAATGCGTTGAAAAGGCATGCGACCTGATTTCCACGGACTACGATACGTCCATGATGGCTGTATATGGCAACAACATCGACATCGAGGTTTACGAAAACGCCGAAGGCGATATAGTCTCGGAGGCGGAGAAGAAGGACTGGAGGGAAGGCGCGGGGAAACTCTACCTTTGCCGTTACAAATGGTCGATGACGATGAAAGTCGAACAGGACGTTGACGAGGGCACCATTACACAGGCACTCGGAATCTAAACACCAATATGCAACAAAGCCGTCGGGGATTTCCCCGACGGCTTTTTCGTTTTAGAACAGGAACAACTGCTCTGGCTTCTTGTCTATCCTCTCGGTGTTCTCGACGATTTTCGTCTCGCCCGTCCTGTTGTTGACGATGGTCTTGCCGATAAATGACCCAAGTTCGTAGTTCGAGTTGTCGCCTTTCGGATACGGGAGCACCTCATACCTCAGCTCGCTCCTCCACTCCTGCCTCAGCTTCTTCGAATTCGTGCAGAAGTAGATGTAGCGGTGCTTGATGGAACGCTCCACGCTGTACTCGTCGTTCCTCACGTAGAACGAGTCCGAATGCCTGTTGTGCTTTATCCCGTCTGGATTGTACTTGTCTGCATGCGGGGACGAAGTGCCCGTGTACAGGAAATTGCAAGCCTGATAGACGTAGCCGTGGTGGTTCATGGCTTGGTCGGAGTACGACACGATTATCCAGTTCATCGGCTTGAGCATCCTGAGCGTCGTGGCGACGAAATGCGACAACGGCTGGTCGTATGTCTCCAGACGGCACATGCGGTTGAGTTCATAGACGTTATCCGCCCATTCCTCCCCGCACACGCCCTTGCATAGCGTCGGGGTGGCTGGCTTGCCGTAGGTGATGACAGCCTGCAACGACCTGTCCCTGACAACGCCGAACGCCATGCTGACGACTGGCTTCCTGCCAGAATAATGGCGGGGGAGAAGGAAGTTGATTGCGTCCTCGTGCGAAATCCTGATGATTGAATCCATTAACGCCACCCCCATTTGGACTTTGTGTCCCTCGCATCCTCAAGAAGTTTCCTGAAATGCCTGAATTTGAACGGGTCGTCCAATCCAGCGTACCCGTATATGATGTTGTCGTCATAGCCCCCGATGAGCACCAGAAGCTCCTCCGCCGTATGATAGCCGAAATTCCCTTCGCAGTCGGAGCAGTACAGGAAGTCGATTACCCTCCCGTATTTCTTCCGATGCTTGCGATAGAGCTTCTCGGTCTTCTCATCGTACTTCCTGTAGAATTCCTTGTCGTGGCTGAAACGGACATCATCGACTATGAGCATGTAATGCTCCCTGAGTTCATCGTCCGTGATGAGGCTACCGACCGTCTTGCGCAGGTTCCTGAACCCGCCGTAGCCTAGGCTGTAGCTCAAATTCTTCGAATATATGTCAACACCCATGCGCCTCCTCCGTCAATTAAGGCTCTCGACCATGAACTCCGCATAATAAGGGCATGTGCGCCTTACATACAGCATGCCCCCGATTCGCATGCAACATCCATGCAACCTCATGTCGCAGTCCTTGCAATATTCGTTGCCGTTGTCCCCCAATGACACAATCTCCGTATTGTCCACGAACGACATGTCCTTGACAAAATCGTAAATCATGCAGAGCGCATCCTCGATGTCCAGTTTGACGGCGTACTCCTCCTTGAACTTGGCATAGTCGCAGGACAGGTCGCACCCCGCGATGTCGCAGGACTCCTTGTCCAAGTCGAAGCACGACTCGTTGCATTCGGGAGGGCAACAGCATCCGCCGATGTACAAGTCCTTTATCCTCACCAAAGCCTGAGCAGACAACGGCGGTTCGCGCATCGTGCCAAGCTTTTTGAGCAGTCTGCTCATCCCCACGAGAAGGGAACGCCTATACTGGTCAACGTCGTTGATGTACAGATACCTGTCAACGTACTTGCTCTCAATCTGCCTCTTCATGAAAAACCAGTTTGTACATCCCTGAATCTCGTCCAGGTTTCCAACCCACATCATCTGGATGACGGAATGGTTCGGGAAATACAATGTTATCACTTCGTTCCCGTATTTTCCCCTGTCGAACACGGGATTCGCCTTGGCATCATGAAAATAACTGCTGTAGCTGTTATGCATATCAAACATAACATTCGGGTCATTATACAGGATACAGTAGTCGTTTCCAGCATGGGACAGTGCATGCTGGAACGCCTCCTCCATCAGCCACGACCTCAGATTTTCGCGCTCTATGCTAGTCCTGATGCGTATTTCCATGCAAAAAAGTCAGACCCTTTTATTTCGCATCCGATTTGCTTTCATGAACATCAATCTTGTCGATGTCGCCGAGGTTTATCTCACTCATCTTCCCGTTCTCGATGACGATGAGCTTGATTTCATCAGGTTTCTTCACGCCCTGTTCCTCGACGACGACCACGCCAGTGATGACAAGGAACGTCATCATGATGAAGAAGGCAATCGGAAACCCGAAAAAGAAGCGTATGGCGAGGGCTTTGTTCCTGTCCTCGTCATTGTCAAAATAGAAGTATCCGAGCAACATCGGAAGAAGGACGATTGAGAACGTGCCTAGCACTATCCGCAAATAGACATTCATTTTGAAATCCTTGTCAGAAAAGCGAGCAGTTGACCCGCGTGGGTTCGTACTTGTCGGTGAATGCGTTCACCGCCTTCAGCAGGAGCATCATGTCCCCGTGACGCTGTTCGGACGCATTGGCGATGACATCGGACAGCCTTCCACGCGAATCCTGATATTTCATCCTGTTCTGCTCCTCGACGAAGTTCTCGTATTCGTCGTCGTCCATCAGAAGCTCGATTGTCCTGCCGTCGTATCTTTCGATAATCGTCTTGCCCTCGTATCTCCTGCGGATGGTGGTCTTCACGTCCGTGATGTCGAAAATCTGTTCCTCGCCAATTCCAGTGGCAATGCGTAGATTCATGTTTAATCCTCCTTATTTTTCCAATGAATTGACAAAATCAAGCTCATGCACAAAAGCGTCGGTCAGCATCCCGATGTCGGGGTTTGGCAACCCGAAGCGCAACTTGATGAATTTATAATTCACCATCAGGTATTCGAGTTCGTCAAGGTTCCTCGCCATCAGCGTCCTGACCTCTGGTTCATCCTTGCCAGTGAGATGTTGCAGGAACTTCTTCTCGTACTCGTGGAAACAGCAGTTCCCGTCGAAAAAATGCATCCTGTCATACCAGTCCATCTTTTCAGATACGCTGTCGGATTTTGTCGTAGCATATCCGTGCATCAGCTTCCACGCCATGCGGATGTTTCTTCCATCCGTCTTTGCAAGGTACGCCTTCCAATGGTGATAACGCCTGTAATAGAAATCGGCATGTCTCGAAGGCATATTGGACAGGAAGAAATCCATCACCGTGCTGCGCATCTTGCGAAGCGGTATCCTTTCGGCAGCGTCCTTGACGACGAATGCGCTCAGACCTTTGTGGATTTTAAAAACCACGTCCATCAGAGGGGAGACGACCTTGTTCTGGAGGTTCTCGTCGATTTTATTACGATACGTCCACCCTCTCACATCCTTGAAAATTTCGTCTTTCTTGTCTGGATTCTCCTTGAGGCGGTTTCCAAGAGTGTACCAGATTTCGGGGTCGTAACCGCATCTGGAAAGCGAACCTACATCCATCAATTCCAGCTTCATCACGCCGTCGTCGCCGAAGTCCTTGTAGAAAGTACAGCACTTGTCTGACTTTTCATCAAACTCGGCAATCGGTCGAGAGAACCAGTACCTTCTCTCTTTTGCCTTGTACCCGTCGTATTTGTAATGCTCGTTAGCAATCGCTTCAATTGCGCTGTTCTCAATCGAATACTCTGACATTTTCAAAACTCCTTTGCTTTCAATACTGTGTTTCCGAAATCACTTCTTCTCGTCCGAAGACTGCTTCAAATCCCCAAGGCGTTCAAGGAGACACCCCTCGCACATGCGAACCGAGTCGCCCTTCCTGTCCACGAACGTGTGGATGCACTTGGCGGGTTGCGTCGTCTCGCATTCGGGGCATGTGTCCTTGATTGCGCCTGTTTCCAACAGGATGGCATAAAAAAGACCAACAATGAGGAAGATGATGGCGAAGGCGAAAAAGACTGTCATTGCCTTGTCGCCTATCCACTCACGCCTTTTCCGCCACTGGATTCTCTTTGATTCCCTCTCTTTTTCCTCAAGCCATTCCACGTCCTGCTCGTCCATGCCGTCCGTCCTCTCACTTGGTCTTGTACTTGTCCAACACCTGCTGTTCCATCTTCTCGCAGTACCAGTCGTTGATGGCGTTGAAGTTGGAAGAATGAGGAAGAGCGGATTTCTCGAACATGCCGTCCATTTCAGCCATCATCTTGTCCGCCCTTCTCAGGATTCTCTCGTAGGAGTATTTCCCGTTGCGGATATTGAGCAGGTACTCGCGCTGTCTGCCGTTGAAGCGGATTTTCGGGGCACCAGTCTTCGCGATGGACTTGGCGCAGATGAGAAGCCTCATCGTATGCATGATGTTCTTCCAGTCAACCTTGCCCTCGGAATCCCAGTCGTTCGTATAACGCGCCTCGTTCCTTTTGTTCATCCATTCCCAGAAGGAAGCGTATTCCTTGCGGGCGCGAGTGTACCCCTCGATGTCAACGCTGACGACACCTTCCCAGTCGTCGATTTCGCGTTCCCTTGAAATCGAGGCGAATTTGAGGTTCATCGCCTCTTCGTCGAAGAAGCCCTTGCCTTTCCTATACAGGCGATAGACATTCGGGATGCCCTCGACCTTGGAAATGTCGTACTTGTCGAAGTCGTCGTCGAATGCGCGTGGTCTGAACGGGAAGCCGTTGTGGTCCCTGCGGTACGAATAGACGAAATCCTTGAACGTGGGCGGGAGCATGCTCTTAAGCTCTTCGGACAAGAACAGCAGATAGGAGCCGTCGGTCGCCTTGTCCCAGTCGATGACATCGGATTTCATCAGCGGGTCGTCTGGATTCCACGCGACAGTCTCCTTCTGGAGATACGCAAGGAAGTCCGAACCATAGTGTTGCTGAATCCACATCTTGTTCAGCTCGTTCTGTGGCATCCTCGTCGAAAGGTTGGACGGCTGGTTCAGAAGCATGCGGAGCATGCGGATTCCGTCCTCGTTCACATACTTGGATACCGAGTTCCCCTTCTTGTTCAAGCCCTTCGCCCTCTGAATCTGGGCATAGGCGTAGCCCTTGAACGTGTACAGGGCGCGTTTGCTCATGAACCAGTCTCGGTGTGAAACAAGCTCGTCGTACAAAGGGGACTTGTACAAAATCGCCTTCTTGGGAACCCAGAGCAACTCGATGATATTCGGGTTGCATTCGGATGCGAGCTTCACGAACTTGCCGAGCGAGTAGTACTTGATGTCTTGCTTGTCGTCGGAAATCTCGCCGTTCTGACGACCGTTGATGTTCAGAACGTCCCTCACGTCCTCAAGGTAGATTCCCCTCTTGTCAAAATCGGAAGACGGGGTGTTGAGACCATACAGATGGCTCCCCGCCACGCATTCCAGAATCATGTTCTTCGGTTTTTCCATAGTTTTCTATACATCTCCATATATTCATCCAAATCAAGCGTGCAACTCATCTTGCATTCGATAAAGGCTGGACGGAAATCCTTCTTGACAGGCTTCCAATCCTTCCTGTCCTCTTCCGCAAGCCGTTCAAGCTCCTGCTTCTCCTCTTCGGAGAGGCCAAGCCCTTCCTCGACTTCCGAGAGGTCTTCAAAAGGCGGTTCGATTCCCACTTCCATCTTCATGTAATCGCATGCGTTGATGCCAGTGGATTCGATGAGCGTCCTCAGCGTGATTTTCTTCTCGACTCTCTTGGCATGAAGATAGTCCGCGAATTCGCTCTTGTCCCTCGTTTCAACCGCATCCTCGTCGTCGAAGTACCCCTTGTCGTCCCACTTGAGCATTTGACCTTTAAGAGCGTCGAAAATGTTTGCGTACACGATTGACACCGCCCATCCGATACCGCATAGGGCGAGCAGACCAATCAGGACAATGCCGAGATATTCGGCATAGTTCGTGATGAGGAAGCCAAACAGAAGGAACAAGAACGCGATGACGCATAGCACCAGACCCATCACCAACAGCGATGTCGGCAACAGAATCGCCACCCTCGCGAACCGATTGCCCCACAGCCTGCCCGCCATGCGTATAGCTTTAAGCTTGAAATCTTTCATATCATTATCCTTTTGTCAATACCATACTTCCAAGATGCATGAGCAGTCCTTGTAGTCCTCAAGCGCATCCCTTATCGTCTTGGCCTCGATAAGCATGGAGCAGAGCTTCTCTGGGACATACTTGTAATAGTTGCAGAATTTCTCCCCGAAGATGGAATTGAGTTCCTTCTTCGCCTCGTCGTCCTCCCTTTGGATTGACAGGACTGCGAGCCGTTTGATTTCATCGACGAAACGGACGGACTCGTTGTAGTCAAGGCAGTACACCACCCTGCAATCGTCTCCGAATGGTTTCAGGACGGGGACTTTAAGCTGTGCGAGCAACGTGTCCGCCATCCATTCCTGATTCGGGAATCCGCCACCGCTCTGCAACCCGTCGGCTTCCTTGAAGGACATGTGCTCCACATCCTTCTTCGTCCAGTCGTATTTTCCGACATCGTTGCTTTTTATCCATTTTTCAACAAGGTCAGCACCCATTTTAGACTCCTTTTCAACTTGCGATTCAGAACGTTTCCATTAATATACACCGTTTTTCCAGGATTGCAAGTCGTCCACCGTCTTTGCCGTGCAAATTGTGCGACCTTCGCTGTCAATCATCAGCATGGGCGAGCCTTTCATCTTCCCGTCAATCCTGACAATGGCATTGTTGTATTCAAAGCATCCGTTCTGGTCAACGATGATGAAATCCCACCCGTTCGCCTTCATCAGCTCATTAGCGGAATCATCCGACATAACGATATACTTAATATGCTCCCTGTCAAGCATCCTGTCGAATGAGTCCGTCTTTTCCATGTAATACGTGAACCACATCTTCGCGTTCATTATCTCGACCACGACAACAGAGTAGTCCATGTATTCCTCTGGGAATTCAAGTTGCACAATATCGTCCTTGATTGAATAGTCTATGCCCCGTTTCAATTTTCTGAAATTCAATTCCATCCTTCGCCTTTGTCATTTTATCGTCACTGCAATCGTCCTGCCGTCGCCATCGACCAAAAGCATCATGTCGCTTTCAAGTTTGTACTCCAACCTGAAATCGACTCCGAAGACTTTCGCATCCCCCTCTGACAGCGCGAAATTATAAATCATCCTCTGATACCTTATCATTTGCTTGTAGATAGACCAAGGAACGACGCAGAACACCGCGTTGTGCTTCGACAACAAAGCGCAAAAGCCATAGATGTCAGTCCACATGAATTCGTCAGACTCGTCGGCGTTTATAAGCTCAAGTTTGACAACCGAATAATCAGAATAGATTTGACGAAGTTCAGATATGTCCATTCCTTCATCGTCTTGCAAGACGCTTCATTTCAATGTTCGTGTCGCGCTTCCTGATAGCATCCCTCTTGTCGGCATGCTTCCTGCCACGGCAGAGACCAATCAGGAGCTTTATGCGCCCGTTCTCGGCGATGTGCATGTCGAGCGGGATGATGGTCATCCCGTTCTTCTCGACTTCCGACTGGAGCTTGCGTATCTGTTTCTTGTGCAGAAGCAATCTGCGCTCACGGCTCTTGTCATGGTTCATATAAGACGAATTGGCGTACTGCGCAATCATCGACTGTAGCATGAACACCTCGCCACCCCTGACGACGCAGTAAGCCTCCGAAATGGACACTTCCTTCGCGACGCAGGACTTTACCTCGCTACCGACGAGGCTGATTCCAGCCTCGAACGTCTCGACCACGGTATAGTCGTGACGGGCTTTTCGATTGATGGTTATGATATTGTCCGTATGTTCTTTTTTCTTCATTCGACAAACTCCATTTAAGCTGTTTAAAACCGCTGTATTTTCTAATATACATCCGTATTTCTAAAAGTCAAATGGAGTTGCCGAATTTTCATATTAATGAAACGCATTGCAAAGCCAGAGCTTCTTGCCATCCAACGGAAGCCCAGAGACATAGCACGTGTGCAGGCAAACCTTCTCAAAGTCGTCTGTGCTGAAGACATGCCCGAAAATGGACGCATCCCCGACACTGCCAGACTTGACCAGAGGCGTTCCTGATTTCTCAAAACAGGCAAGTCCGTGAACTTCGCAGTTGAAAAGCGACCAATGACCTTCGACCTGCGCGTAATCTGACATTTCGGTGTCGCGGACAACAAGCCTGTCGGAGGAGTCGTAGTTCTTGATGCTCGAATGCATGTGGATGACGGAATTGACGATTTCGATGTCGCCTTCAACGAATGCATTGCTGTAGATTCTGGAACTTCCAGAAACCCTCGCGTGGAATCCGACAATGGCGTTGCCATAGACCTCGGCGGGATGCTCGCAACGGAAGCACGAGTCGTTCAGGATTTCAGCGTCATGCCTGACAACGGCGTTCTCGTACACCTTCACGTCACCGTAAATCCAGCATGCCCCGTCATGGGAGAGATTCTTCTCCGACGCGACCAGACCTCCGAAGTCGCCCATCTGGACAGCGCGGACACTGATTCCAGAGCAAGGCTCCTTCCAGATGTCCTTGCATGCCATGATTCGCCAGAGGTCGCCCTCTTTTCTGTACAGGATGTACTTCTTCCCCTGATTGCTGGCATTGATGAGCCTGTATTTCAAACCGACGAGCTTCTTGCAGTCATCATACGTGAAATCCCCGCCTTCCTTCTTGCCTACGACGTGGGCGAGATGCAAATCATAAAGAGTTGACTGGTCTTTGTCGTATTCGGAATAGTCAATGACTTCCCAATCGTCTCGAATTTCGGAAAGATTGTCGCTGATGGAACTGGCAATGCAAATGGCGTTGTCGCGGATGTCAATCGAACCATAAATACTGGTACTGACGACTCTTGCTTTCCCGTGAATTTTGGCATCCGAAATCATGAAGTTGTCGCCTGTTACAGATGCATTTTCATAGATTTCCGAATCACCCCAAATATATCCATCCCCATATACGACCGCGTTCCCGTGGATTTTGGTGTTGTCACGAACATCGAGGAATGAAACCTTGTCATAATACCAAGGCATTTCGCTTGGCTTCTGCTTGTAATACAATTCATCCCACCATCTCATCCTGCCATCCACCTGAGCATTTTCGGAAACGACGGTATTGTTTTGAACCGTGGCATTGTAGCCAATCCAGCACAGACCGTCGTGGGCAAGATTGCTTTCGGACTCGACATGACCTCCGACATCAGCTCTTTTCACCTTGCCGAAGTTCTTGCAAGCCATGATTCGGTGCAATTTGATGTTGTACTTCGAATCCCAATCGGAATAAAGAATGACGTACTTCTTCCCCGCTTTCTCGGCTTGGTCTAGGATTTCCTCCTTGTCGAAACGGAAACTGATGCCCATATCGAAATGCTTGTTGCGTTCCTTTCTGATGAAATCGTTGAACACCGCGACCTTATTGGACGGGGAGTCGTGGTGCGTCCAAAGACCTATGATTTCATCCTTGGCAATAAAGCCATCGACGATACCATCGCCTTTTTTCTCCGTCTGGAAAATGCAAGTGCATCCATCAAGGGTCAGATAATTGCTGAGGGAGGATTCATACACGATGGACGAGTCGTACAGGTCAGAATCTTCAAGTTTGGAGTAAATGGCAACGGCATTGTCGCTAACATAGGAGTGGGAGAGAACGCTTGCAAATACGAATCCGCCATCCCTGACCCAGGAATGGTTATAAACTTTGGAACCAGCCGAAATCCAGCAATCGCCTTCATGTGAAAGATTGTTCTCGGACTCAATGTAGCCACCCAAGTCCATTTCCCTCACAAATTTCCCGATTTTGTGGCAGGCGCAAATCCGCTTGAGCGTCCTGCCGTCGTAGGAAATGGTGTCGTTGTCGAGCAGGATGTACTTCCACCCCTTCGCCTTTGCGACTTTGAACCGTTCAAGTGTTTCGGCATCGAGTTTCGCCTTTTTCGAAAACCACAAGGACGTAAATGCGTAATTTGAAGCGATTTCGTTCCAGAAAACGTCACGGCATGTCTTCGGGCGTTCGCATGAGCGAACAAACATCAGGTAATCGGCATAATTCATATCCATCAATCTCCTTTGTCATAAAAATCAAGCCACGTCACATGCTTGATATGGCGTGGCTTGCTGTCCAATAATTGTAAACACCCCTTGAGGATTAATTTTCTCCGTTCCCTTTCTCCTTCGCGTAGTTCGGGCAATTCGCGCAGTCCTTGCCCAAATCCACGCGCCTCGAATCAGGATTGAGATGGCAGAGACATTTTTCAATCCTGTCCCCATAGACGTTCATGAAAATCTCAATCCATCGGCAGTTTCTACGATTATCGTCCTGCATGTCCTGTCCCGATTAGTGGTTGATGACGCGGAAACCGACCTTGGAACCCTTGTTCTTTCCGCAAGAACAGGTGCTCTTCGTGGATTTCTTGGTGGAAGGGGTCTGGGTGCTGGTCACGCGACGCTTCTGCGAGTTGGAACGGCGGGTTTCCCAGGCGAGGTATCCAGCGCGAACCATCTTGTTGTGCTGGTTTTCCTCTCTGAGAGTCTTCTCCTTGTTGGCGAAGTACTGGTCGCGGGCAGCCACCATCGACTTGCGTTCGTCGCCAGTGGCTTTGTTCAGCTTGCGGTTGTAGTTGGCTTTGAAGCCAGCCATCTTCTGCGTGATTTCCTTTTCGGTCAGGACCTTGATGTCATTCGCATTCATTTTCTGTCTCCTTTGGATTGCTTTTGTCTTTTGAACTGGTTGCGTCGAACAACGCAACAGACCAGTTCTGAAAATCTTTCGCGTCAATTCCCTTGTTATGAAGGTTGTTGATGGAAAACACCTTGTACCTGTACTTGCTGGCATAAGCCACGGCATCCTGCTCGGTGTTGAATCCGCAGACAATCTTGTTGTCGGAATTGACCGCGTAAAACTTGTATTCTAATTTCATTGCCATTTTTCAATCGCTCCTTTGAATTACGGTATTAATATGATTTGTTTTTTTCATTTGTCAAATCAATTCTTGCAAAAATTAAGAAAATCACTTTCTTTCATTATGCGAACACCGTATCTAATCGCAGTCGATTGCTTTCCAGAGCACCATTCGGCATTGTCGGCGACCACGAGCAGGTCAAGGTTCTTCGTCACACCGTTGACTGGCGTGTAGCCCGCATTCTTTGCAATCTTCTGCATTTCGGAACGTTTCATCCGCATTTCACCCGTGAAGCACACCGTGCCCTTGGCGTTGACGGACTGAGCCACAGCCTGACCCTCGCCATTCCCATGCGTCTCGAACTTGAACAGCTTGGACAGGTCGAGCATGCTCTGCCTGTTCATGTTGTTGTCATTGTAGAGCCAGTTGAAGATGCGCTGAGCCATGACCGTGCCGACACCATCGAGATTCGCGAGACGGGGTAGCGTCGTATGCTCGGTGAATTCCTCTACCGTGCGGTACTCCTTCTCGATTTCAGTGCCGATTCTGATGCCGACGTTCGGGATGCCCATCGCAGCGACGTACTGTGGCATCGTGGCGGTGTCCATGATTCTCTTCGTCTCGTCGATGACAATCTGCGCCGACGTGTCGCCGAAGCCTTCGAGCTTCGCGATTTTGTCCTTCATCGTCGGGATGGAGAACATCCACCAATAGAGCGATGCATCGGACGCAAACTTGTTGCAGATAGCCGTGACGGTGGCTTCGCCGACATTCTTGATGCCGAGTTGTACGAGAGCGTCGTACAAGCGGTGGATTTTCTTTCTCTGGCAGTTGTCGTTCTTGCAACGCACACCGCTTTCAAGGACTTCGATTTCGCCTCCGCAGAACGGGCACTTGTCGATAGTGAAAAACACGCTCGTCGGAGCGGGGCTGACGCTCGTGATATGCGGGATGACATCGCCCGCACGTTCGACGGTCAGCGTCGCGTCCAGATTGTAGTTCCCTTTCATAATGCATGGGAGCGTCTTGCTGTTCATGGGAACCACGGCGCGTGACACGGTGACTCCGTTCAGGTTGACTGGCTCGAAAATGGCTGTGGCGGTGATGAATTCCTTGCCCATGCCGTACTCGATGTCCTTGAGGCGAGTCTGCGCGGACGAATTCTCGAATTTGAACGCCATCGCGCCCTTGGGGTGATGGGCGGTGTACCCTTGGTTCTCGCGCCAGTACGGGTCTTCAATCTTGACCACGATTCCGTCCGTCGGGTAGTCGAGCTTCGAGATGTAGCTCTTGAACAGCCCCCATTTCAGGTCGAATTCGCACATCTTCATGCGGAGCGAGTACTTGTCGTAATCAACAAGCGTCAGCACCGCGCCCTGCTTCGCGTAGAAGTCGCAGTTGTCGGCGTTGAGGATTCCCGCCACCGCGTTTCGGGAATTTTTAAACGTCTCGCCGTTGTCGCGCTTCACGTTCTTGTAAACCGTATTGAAATCGCTCTTTTTGATGACGATTTCTCCATAGAAATCATCCTTGTGGTCGAACCCGTTCTGGAGTTCCTGACGGCACATGGCGAGGCAGACATCCGTGACATCCTCGCCGACATTGCCATCTCCGCGTGTAGAATACTGCCCGTGGTCGTAATGGCAACTGTTCCCGTCGAACTTCGGCTGTACGAGGAAGAATTCGTTCGGGGAACGGCTGACGGACTCCATCCACTTGCGCAGTTCGCCTTCCGTATAGACCTTCTGCAACGACAGCATCGGGACGGCGTGAGCCACCTTCTTCCTGCCTTTCAAGTCGCCGTGCTCTGGCGTGACAAGCAACGGGTTCTGCGGGTCGATTGAGCGAAGCTCCTCGACGAGCGCATCGTACTCGCTGTCGGGCGTGGTGCAGTTCCCGTCCCAGTAATCCTTTCTCAGTTTCCTGATTTTTTCCTCAAGTTCATGTACCGTCATCGTTTCTCCTTTGAATTCGATTGCCTTTTATTCACCGAACACACATTTTTTGCATTGTTTATCAGACGCTCGTCAATTTTATCCGCAATGGACGAGTAACCTCGTTCCCACAACTTATTGCTGATAATGCTCAATCTTTCTAAAATCTTTCTTTCATGATTTACTTCTTTCTCTTCCATTCTCTTCCATTCTCTTCCACGCCCTTCCCCGAATCTCCCATCGCGTCCAGATAGTCAACAAAAATCCACTTGTCGTCTTTCCTCTCGCAATTCCATCCCCCATCCCCCATCGGAGGAGGAGTCATGAGAAGCAGTCCGCACTTGATTTCCTTGCCAATGCACTCAAGTTCTTTAAAAACTTCTTTTTTCATTATAAGACAGGTGTGTTTTCATAGAATTCCCTGAACTTCCCGATTCTCTCCAATTGATTTCATGAATCTCTGGTATGTCCGTGGCTTCACGAGGGATGCGGAACTTGATTACGTCGCCGTCAACGTATGCGTCACCCTGATTGATGAGCTTATCGACGGTTATCAGATGAGTCCCCTTGTGCGACGACTGGTTTATCACTCATTGATAGTTTCCTTCTTGGTTGCCTCGTTGACTTCATCAATCACCTTGTCCATGTCGTCCACCAACTTTTCGTATGCCGAATCGACCAATCCCCTCGCGCCATGATACTCCTCGTCCGTCATGGTCTTCAGACCGTTCAGGACATTTCTAGCCTTCACAAGCGTCTGGTACATGTCTGGCAACCGCCTGAACAGCTTCATGAGCCTCTCGCAGTCCTGAAGCGTCATGCCCCCTTCCTGCCTGAACCCCGCAACAAGGTTCTCGTCATTGTTGAAAATGGCGAAATCATACGGGAATCCAAACCCCCTCATGAACGACGCGCCATGCCAAGGTGTCTTCAAATCAATTCCATTGTCCATATTCACTCTTCATTAATATACATCAGGAAACGGAAATTGCAAGTCTCTGGGGAAACAATTTCAGCCCCAAGACTCCATTTCACGCAGGAAACCGCGAATCTCCCTGTCGATGACCTCGTTCGTGAGCCTGTCCACCTGCACCGACTTGAAATGCCTGCCGTTCCTTTCACAGAAGACGGACGACAGCGTGATGGCGAACCAGTACTCTGATTTCAGCTTGTACCGCGTCTCCTGATATGGGTGGATGATGAAGATGTCCTTCCCATTCCCCGCTGCGCTCACAAGCTCCGATGTCGTGCCGATGGACGGCTCGTCGTAGAGAACGGCGATGACGGCATCGGACTCCTCAAGGGATGCAAGGTCGTTCGCCACAATCGTCCTCGTGTCGGCGACATCCACATCGTCCTTGAGGAAGAAGCTACCGCAGTAGAGGAACCCATCGGCGACTTCGGTCAGGACACCAGAGGTCATCACGCTTTGGTCATGGTCGAGTCCGAGCATGTTGGCGCGGTAGTCGTTCAGGAGCATCCTCTCGAACGGAACCCCGCTTTCAGGCTGGAACTTCCCCGCGAAGTATATCTTCCTTTTCCTCATAGCTCCTCCATTTCAGATAACTAGCCACCGCCATCGCGAACCACATCAGATTGAGCCACACCAACGGGGCGTGGCAACCAGCAAGTACGGCAAACTGGGCGACGTACAGCAGGTCGTTCACGCCCCACCAAATCCAGCATTCCGTCCTCTTCCTCATCATGTGCCACATCGCCACGAACGAAGTCGCGGTCGTCAGCGAGTCGAGGAACGGAACCGTGTCCCTTTTCAGGAACGCCATCAGCTCGTGCGCATGTATCAAGGAGAAGTACATCCCCGCCACGAGCAACGCGCACACAAGGAACGACACGGCATACGAGCGGGCATCGCCAGAGGAAATTCTCCTGCCCGCGCCCCACGACTTTATCCCGAACACGCAGAAGGCGATATAGACGCTGTTGTTGATGAGGTCGCCCCACAAGGCGTTCCGCACGCTTACCGCGCATATCAGCAAAAGCATGGCGATGTACACATGCCAACTGCACCTCCTGCCGAACATCGCCAGTATCCCTTGGGAAATGCCGAGCAACAAGATGGCGACTTCCGTGGCAAGCCACAAGTCCATTCACTTCCTCTCCTCTTCTGGGAAAAGCTCGTCTATTCTCTTCAACATCGCGGGATTGCCCCTGAAAAAACTTCGCATCGCTGGAATCCAAGATTCCCAATCGACACCATGATTCTTGAACATGCCGACGAGCATCCCGACAAGCTTTTCGTCCGAATAACCATGATTCGCCCTCATATATCCAGACACCATTCTAATCATGTCGGCTATCGCCAAGTCGTAGCCTTCCTCTCGGAGCAACTGCCTTTCATGCTCTCCATCATAGCACAAATCACTGCTTCTCATTTAAACCTCCTTTGTTTAAGTATAATATGAACCATGCAATCAAAATTTCAAGTGAAACAATAGCATTTCCTTGTTTAACAGTAAAACAAGCTTTCGCTTCAAAACAAATATAAAAAGCATTAGACAAGCACCAAATCTAAACAATAAAAAAGCCACTGAATCGGAATTCAGTGGCTTTTTTATCTTTGAAGACCATCTCAAGGCATGTCGGTGATAATCTGGTCGAACTTGTCCTCGTTCTCCTTGTGCTGATAGTACAGGAACCCGATTACCTCACCAGAACCGTTAATCCCCTTGTCCTGACAATGCTTCTGGAACGCCTTCACGTCGTCGAGGGAAGCCCAGTTCAGGTTGGAGGCGATTGCCTTGAACGTGACCTCGTTCTCCTTCCCCTCGCCTTCGTCGAACTCGTGGATGAAGGAGTTCATCCTCTCGATGAACTGGTCGTACATGTCGGGGTTGAGGTAGTCGGCTCCGTGTTGCTCGTCGAAGAAGTCCTCTTCCCCTTCGTCGAGCGTCAGCTTGCCAGAGTCCTCTGGTGCCTGCGTCTCGCCCTCTCCTTCGCCCTGCTGTTCGGTCTCCTGCTGTTCCTCCTCCTTGCCCTTCTCGTCCGTGACGAATTCCTCGCCCTTGCTGAAAAGGTCTTCCCCTTCTGCGGGGGCATCCTCAGCCTTGCTGGTGTCCACTGGGACGGATGACTGGTCGAGGTTCAACTTCTGACCCGACGTATCCTGAACCGTGGTGGTCTCCTGCTTCTGGACGGTCTTGGAGGACTCCTCCTTGTTGATAACGGGGTTGTCATGCTCCAATATGGGCTTGTTGGCTGGGTCCGCGACCTTCCTCGACCAGCCAGATTTCGTCATCTTCCAGTCGCTGCCCGCTGGCTTGTCGTTATGGTTCGGGTCATAGACGTACTGGTATTTGTATTTCTTCTTCTCCGTTATCTTCAACGCTATTTTGACCGCCTTGTTCATATCAATCTCCCGAAAAGAAAAATCTCTCGTTAAGCAATCTCTTGACGAGGCTGTTCATGTGCTGGAACGCCATCGCGTGCGAATCCTCGTACTCGTAAAACTCGTCTGGGTTCGGGTCGATTCCATGCTCCCCGTTGAACCACAGGTTGAGGATGTACCCGACAGCCTGGCTGCGCGACTTGCCAGCCGTGCAATGCACGATGTACGGCTTCCCGTTGCCCTTGGTTCTCTGAACGAAGTCGTACACCTTGTCGGCATCCGACTTGTTCATCAGCACCACGTCGTCGTCCCACTGAAGTTCCGTGTCGTGGAATTTCAGCACAAGCACATTGTCGGCATTCCTGTACTCCTCCGAGAACGGGATGTCCTCCTCCTCGAAGTTCTTCTTCGGATACGCGGGGGTGATGATGGAGATGACGTTCGCGTTGGCGAACACCTGCTTCTCCTCGTCAGTCCCCTTTCTGTCAGAAAACCATTTTCTTGGAACGACACTTATCTTCATATTGCTTTAATCGGCAACGCCACCGTAGAATTCATCGAAGGTGCAATGACCGCGATAAACCTTCTTCTCCCAGTCAACCCCTTTGCAATCCTCAACTTACTGTTCATGGTCTGATTCCCCTTTTATTTCTGTTTGCCGTCACCGATACCATATATGGCGGAATATAAGCAGAACATAAGAAGAAAACGTTCAACGGGGGAATCAGCCCTTCTCGTTGATGATGAGGCAGGACTCGAACAAATCGGCTTTGAAGGAAGGCAACGGGTTCTTGTCCGTGTAGAACCCCTTGTCGAACACGCGGAAGGCGCGGAGCATCGTCTCGGCACGATGCCTGTCGTTCTTGTCCATCGCGTATTCAATCTCGTTGCAAAGCCACGTCCTGACCATGAGACGCGCCCCTTCTATCTCGAACGACTCGCCACATTTCTTTATCTGCATGAGCACATCCTTGTAGTCCCCCTTGATGACGGCTTTCGCGATTCCGACATAATCCTGCTGGAACAGCTCCTCGATGGAGTCCGTCCCGCCTCCCTTCATGAACTTGTCCAGCTTGTTCAGGATTTCCCTGAACCCAAGCCCGACGCACGCAGCGAGAATCCTCAACCTCTGCTCGACCGTCATGCTCGGCATCTCCTGATTGACGACGGAACCGAGCAACTGCTTGACATCGCTATTGGTCGGGTTCTTGAACCCGTATTGCAGGCATCTCGTCTTGATGGTCTTGATGATTTTCTGCGGGTCTGTCGTCGCGAGGATGACATACGTGTTCGGCGGTGGCTCCTCAAGCGTCTTCAGCATGAGGTTCTGGCTACCCGTGGACATGCCCTGCACCTCGTCGAGGATGATGACGTTGTTGCGCCCCGTGAAGCTGGAGTCGTACATCTCGTTCACAATCCTGTCGGCTTCGTCCTTCGTCGTCAGAGCCGACATGTTGTACTCCTTGATATGCATCGCCTCCTTGTTCATCGCCGCGATGCAGGACGGGCATTTGCAACACGGGTTCACCGTGTCCCCTTCCTCGCAGTTCAGACCCATAGCGAGGATTCGGGCGATGGTGGTCTTCCCGTCGCCAGAAAGCCCGTGCAACAGAATCGCCTTGCCCCTCTTCTCACCGCTCTCCATCCACTGCGCCAACGCCTCCTTCGTCTCGTTGTTGCCGATTACCTCGTGGAACGTGCGGGGACGGTATCTTTCGTTTATCGCCTTGTTCCCGCGTGAAACCAAACCCGTGAAATTATATGTGTTGTCCATGTTCACTTCCTCTCAGTAAGCCCTTCTTCCCAGATTCGCTCCAAATCGCGATTCTCGGATTTCCCCTTCTTCCTCGACTCTCCATCGGTCATCCTGAATCCGTCTTCAAGGAACGCCTGTGCAATCTTGTCGGAAATCATGGTCATCCCCGTGTTCGAAGCCTTGATGCCCTTCTTCATCTTCTCAAGCCTGACCTTGTGCTCGTTGATGGCGGTTATGATGATGTCCATAGCGTTCGCGAACGGGCATTCGCCCTGGCACAGCAACATGTCGAGATTATTGTCCAATACCTTGTAATAGACACCCCCACATTGTTCGCCATAGACATCGACCTCTATCCCGAAGAGGTCGAAAAAGAATTCATGCCTGTTTGACATGTCTTCCTTTTCTGGCTTCGGAGGTCGGAATCCCTTCTCGCACCCGACGTACTTCGCCTTCTCCTTTCTTGTGACGTGAACCGCCTTCATCAGACCAATCCTCCTTGAGCATTCGACCTTCGTCTTCTTCCGTTCCATCACAAGTCCTCCATGAAAGACTCGTCGAACATGGTTTCAAGCTTCATCTTGTCGCTCGTCTTCATATCCTTCTCCATCTGTTGCTTCTCCTTCTTGGAAAGAGAAGCCTTCCCTTCGAGGAAGGTCTGCGAAAGCTTGTCTATCATCGCCCCGACACCTCTCGACGACTGGGCGAGCGAATCCGCATGGACGGAAAGGAGTTGCATCGCGCTGTCAACCGCCTTGATAAACTGGCTATGATATTCGTCCGCCACATCCACGCCCGTGTTCTCATCGGTAATTATCAGATGATACGCACCACCTTCCGTTTTGAATTGGGAGATTTTGACTGAAATCCCGTCATACCAGAGTTCAAAATCCTCTTTTTCAACCGCCTTCGCCCTTTTCACCGTACCGCCAAGGGCAATCCTCTTGCTTTGCACAACCGCCACCTGCGGTTTCGCGCTAATCGTCCCCATCTTTATTCTTCCTCCTTAACATCGCCAGAATGAAGGGCATGGACAAATCTCTCCGCGTAAAGCCTGCAATGCTCATCTGAATGGTCTGGGCACAATACGCGGAAATCCTTCTTGAATAAATCGAGGAAATCGACGTATCCTCGGCTGTCCAATATGCACCTGACATGCCATTTCCCTTCCCAGACCATGAGCGTCTTCTCGAAGAAAGCGCAGTCAAGGCAATTCTCATAGAACAACTCCTGCTCCTCGGTCGCCTCCAAGCCAGTCTTCTTCCTTATCCTCTCCAAATCCGCCTTCACCCAATTGCTTGTCATGATTAAATCCGAATTTACCGAACCTGATTGCTGGTGTCGAAGCAAAGCTCCTTCTCGTTCCAAAACCGCCTCATGTCTTCCCAACCGAACCTCACATCGGCATTTTCAGGAACTATCCATTGGTAATCCTTCTCAAAAACAGAATTAATCCTCTCGGCTATCTCTTTCTTCATCCCGTCACGGGTCATGTCTTTGAAATCAACGAAATCCTTTCCGTCATCCTGAACAAGACCAATTGCGCGAATGCAGTCGGATATGTTGCGCATGCAACTGTAAATCGAGGAGAAGGCATCCGAAGAATTATCCTTCGGCAATTCGTACACTTCATATTCCCTGAAAGGGGTCTTCTTCTGCAATGAGACCGTAGTGCTGTATTCACTGTTCTTGTCCTCGTAGAAGAAGATATGGCATTTTATGTAATAATCAATACTTGGGCTGTCATCGTCGTGGAACTTGATTTGCTTCTCGAATATCTTATAGTCATCGCCTTCGTCAACAATGTCGAAGCCAAGCGACAGAATAACTGCGCCCTCCGAAATGAGATTGCCCCTCTCCTTCTCGTCGAAGTTCTGGAAATACTTCAATCTTTCTTCCTTTGTCATTTCTGTTCTTCCTTGATTGTAAGCTCGTCAAAAAACGGAAGCGTGTGAATCCACTTGCAGAAGTCGCGCCATTCCTGCAAACGGTGGTCTGAACGCTGTCTGACCCATGTCTTCATCTGGCGGTAGTTCGTCACAATCGCCGTCGTCTGGAGGTAGCCCTCTGGCATGATTGCCTTGATTCTGGAGACAAGCTCGCTCGCGCCAGCGTCCCATTGAAGCTCGTCGTCTGGCAGTTTGTCGAGCAGTTCCTTGCAGACATCGAGGAACGACTTGATTACGCGGTGGTCGGTGTAGTTGCAGAAAAATTCGTCCATGCGCGACTCGTCCGCGAGCATCGTCTCCACGTTCTTCTTCAAATAGTGCATCGTGGACGATGCCGTGACAATATCAAAAAAGTGGTAGCGTTGCATCTCTGGCATGACAAAACGGGGGCAGGTCATGATGAAAGACACCTGCACCCCGCACAACGCACAGTCATGGCTCTCGCCTCCAGCGCATGAACCCAAGGTCTTCAAACGCCTCACCTGCTTCTCGCACCATTCCTCGTCCTCCTTCGTCAATTCGACCATAGGGAGGCTCACAACGGTGTCGTACTTGTTGGCGAGATACTGGTTCAGAATCTTCTTCTGACGTTCCATCTTTTCAGGGTCGAAATCCGCCCTGAACGCGAACCCAGACGCGAGAATTGCATTCTCAATCCCGTGTACTTCGACATTGCTGATTTTCATTTATGCTCCTTTGTTGCAGACAAACAATTCAAGTTCTGCAATAAATATGGCATCGTTCAATGAAAATCAGCAACGGTCGGCATCGAATTATCAGCCCGCAGGACCGCCCCGTCCCGTTCGGTCACGATTGAACATCTTCTTCCTCGTACTCTTCCTTCTCCTCTTCTTCCTTCCTTTGCATGAGTCCTATGAAACAGGAATACGATATATTGCCACCCGACATCAGACCAAGACGGTTCAGCGTGCTCATATCCTGCTTGGAAATCTTCTTATATTCATAGACCGCCTTCTTGAAATCACTGCAATCATATTCGTCGTCACTGTTTGTCCCCCAATGGATGTCCATGCCGTCGAACCCTTTTTGGCAAAGCCGTTCGAATTCCTTGCGCTCGGCACCGTTGACGACCTCGAATCCTTCGAAATCGGTTTCATCGCAACTGTTGATGCGGATTCTCGCAATGAACCAGTCCGTGTCGAGATACGGGGGCTTCTTCTTCGCCTCTTCCTTCTTTTTCCTTTCTTCCTCTTCGCGCTTCCTGCGCTCTTCCTCTTCCTTCCTCTCCCTCGCCACGCGCTCCTGCCTCTGTCGCTCCTTGCATTTGTAGTACCATTTCGAGAAAGGCTCGTTCTTCAACGCATCAAAGTCAACATAATGGGCGTTGGTAGAGCTGAACTCAAAACACACCTGGTTGTCAAAAGAAGCCTCCATGCTGAAGCTGGACTCGTCAGGCTCCCCGTCCATAATCTCCTTGATGCCATCCAAGTCGTCAAGGACTGGCTGGAGCATGCCTGAGATGCGGTTGCCCATCAGGTCCTCGATTTTCCGATACGGGTTCCACACGCCTTTTTCAAGCTTCTTGCCCGTGAACTTCTCGGCGTATTCCTTCAGACCGTCCGCCATCCGAGCGACCGCATCGGAAATCTCCGAAATGTCCTTGAAGAAGACGAAAGCCGTGTCATCCGAATTGTAGTCCTTGACACCGACAGCCATTCGGTTCACGTTGTCGTATTCGGACTTCATGAAAATGGAGCTGAAAAGCTCGTTGCGCGACACGCCGACAATTTTCCTGCGCTTTCTTTTCGCCTTCTCGCCGAAGTACCAGTCGCGCTTGAGATTGCCGTCATCGTCGTCCTCGACGCACTTCTCTGCTTTTATAAGAAGCCTGTCAAGCGAGATGTCCGCCATGTACGACTCTGGATAGACGAACTGCGCCCTCTGCTTCGAGTTAAGGGAAAGCTCGAAAATCTCGATGCAGTTCATGCCGACATGCCTGTTGTAGCTTTCCCCGTCCTTGAAGTCCTTGTGGCATGCGTCGCAAGTATATGAAACGCCAACAACCGTATTGCCCATTGCAACCTCCTGTATCAATCCCTTCTGTCGCTACGAATCAGGATGTCGAACCTGTCATCCATGCCTTCGGGCACGTTCTGCATCTTGTACGTGCTGTACAACCTGTGGGACTGCGCCCTTTCCAGAGTGAAATTCCTCTTCAGCGCATCCTGCACTTCTTTCAGGGAAAGACGCGCCTTGATGACATCCTGAAGGACTGGGGCTTGCTCGACAATGTACTGTATGACCTTGCCCGTACCGCTTGTTTCACGCGCAATCTGGTCGTGAAGCCATTCGACTGGCATCGCGTTCTGTAATTCACCGAGACGCTTCTTCACGTCGTCCCAGTCCGTGAAATGGACGCGGAAGAAAAGAGAGCCTTCGTTGGGCTTGTACTGCTTGCGCATCTCAAGCAACTCCTTCATGTGGGCGGAAAGCTCGTTCGCCTTGACAATCATCACTTCATTCCATCCGTAGTACTTCGGATTGAAAACCTCCCACGACACGCCGTTCTTCTTGTCGTCTCCGACCAGTTCCATGCAGGAATCCAGCTCCTTCTCGGAAATATCCTCGTTCTCCTTCAGCTTGGATTCAAGAACTCCCTTGCTGTATATGCGCATGTTCCCAGAATCGTCGAAAAACGCGGGTCTCTTGAAGAAACTGAATTTCATCTTCGGATATTGCTCGTCACACATGTACGCCCCGTTGAAACGGCATATCAGCTCGATTTGCATCATGTGCAACGGAGTCGGGCTGAGCTTCACCCTGTGCCTGTACAAATGGTCGTGCAAATCCAACGCGCCTTCGAATTCCTCGCCACAGAAACGGCATTTATAGGTTTTTACAATCGCCATCTTGCTTTCCTCTCTCCTTTGATTGTCAGTCTTCGCCTACAAAATATTTGATTGACCTTATTTCAGCCTCACGTTCTGCTTTCATTTCACGAAGCTTTTCCTTTGAATAATACTTGTCCTGCGTCAAAAGGTAAACATACAGCATTGAAATTTCCTCGTCTTTGTTTTTGTACCTTGGGTCATCGAGTTTGAAACTGCGTTCCAAAAACACAGGGAATTCATTTTCTTTGATGATTCTCTCATAGTCACTTGCGCGAATCATCTCAAACCGCCCTTTGTCGCGATAATAGTATTCATCGTCGTGCGAGACGAAAAAGGAGGCGAATTCCTCCTTGTCCCTGAACCCGAAATTAAGAATGAACTCCTTCATGTTGCGTCAATCCTTTCAAATAAAAATATGCGCCGTTTCTCTTCATTGTCAAGCCTCC